GTACTTAGAAGCAACACAAACTTTACAGCGCAGAAGCGTAACAGCAAGTTTCCACGACGAGTTTGCTAAAGAACAAGAGTTTGGAGATAAGTGCTTACAACTAATGAATGGAGGAGTCTTTGTTACAATCAATCAAGTTATAGTTCCTGAAAAGTTTGACGAGCTTTACAAACGCTTGGAACGATTTGCCGCCCGAGGTATTAATGTCACTCTCAAACCACAGTCCAATGCTACCGCTACAGCAGTGGTTGAAGGTTACACAGAGGAACAAATCCAAATCATGCGAGAAGGATTCCCACAACAGTGGCAAGGAGAATCAGTCGCACAAGTTGCACTCTACGACAAAGAAGGACAAGAGTACGAATTAGATCAAGCAGAACGTTTTAATGCGTTCGGCTTTAACAAGTTTGAAGGATGGTATTGTAACGCAGGTTATCAAGGTATTGTAATACGTGAGAATGAAGTTAAACGTAGTTACAGTTGCCACGAAGAACCATTAGGTACACTAGAAAACTTTAAGATATTCGATGGCCCTCGTAGATGTATAACTTCAACGTGCGTAAGTTCGGCAGACTCAAAACTGCCAAAGGTAAAATATGAAGATTGAACTAGAAGATGTATTATTTTGGATGGACGCTATTCGCAATAGCGATGATCGTTATCGCACACTTGAAAGTTTCTGGAAAGGACAGATTCATAGTAAGCAATGGCTAGTAGAAACACTAGAACAAATGCAAAAGGTTTATTGGAATAACATTGTAATCTATGGTGGATGGAACGGAGTTCTTGCTAGTCTTATTTTTAATAGCGATATTAATGTTGGACGAATCATCAGTGTAGACATAGACCCTGATTGTGAAGAAACTGCAAATACAATGAACAAGAACTATGAAATGGCAGGATGTTTTGTAGCAAAGACTGCTGACATGGTTGATTACACTGCAATAGCAGATGTTGCTATTAATACAAGTTGTGAACATATCACACAAGAGCAATATGATCAATGGCTAGACAATCAGCCAGATGATGCTCTTATTGTGTTACAGAGTAATGATTACTTTGAATTAGATGAACATATCCGTTGTGCTAAAGATATTGATGAATTTACTAGCCAAAGTAACATTAAGCCTTTCTTTAGGGGAACACATGAACATCCTAATTATAAAAGGTTTATGATTATAGGAAGGAAAAAGTAATGTTTAAGTTTGGACACTTAGAACAGTTACATTTAGAAATCACAACAAACTGTCAAGCAAGTTGTCCTATGTGCGGACGAAACAATCACGGCTTAGACAATCCTAATTTAAAAATAAAAGGATGGACACTAGATGATTATAAAACTATAATTACTCCTGAAGTAATAAGTCAAGTACGGATGTTATACTTTTGTGGCAATTACGGTGATCCTTTATTAAACAATGATTTAATTGAAATGATCAAGTATACTGTAGAAATTAAACCTACAATAGATATACGTGTACACACAAACGGAAGTTTACGTAGTGTACAATGGTGGAAAGATTTAGCAGAAGCATTACCAGAAGAACACGCAGTAGTTTTTGCACTTGATGGGTTAGAAGATACACAGCACATTTATCGTGTTGGAACAGACTTTAATAAAATAATAAAAAATGCAAAGGCATTTATTAACGCAGGTGGACTAGCAAAATGGGCGTTTATAAGATTTAAACACAATGAGCATCAAGTTGACGAAGCAAGACAGTTAGCAAAGGAAATAGGATTCCATGAATTTTCTTTAAAGGATAGTTCACGCTGGCTAATAGAGCCAAAATTTCCTGTTATGAAAAAGGATAACACAGTTAACTATTATCTTAAACCAAGCCAATATTCAGAAATTAAGATAATAGACGAAACTGTAATTAATAATTACAAACAAATTCTTGAGAATACAGAAGTCGAATGTTATGCTCAACACATGCGAGAAGCGTATATAGATGCATATGGAAACGTTTTTCCTTGTTGTTGGATAGCACTAATTCCATACCACCCGCCTGATAGATACACTAGCATTGCGCACATTCGCACAGAAATACTAAAAGAATACAACACTTTAGTAAATTCGTTAGGCGGTATTGAAGCACTTAACGGATTTAAGAAATCAGTAAAGGACATTCTAAATTCTAAAGAATATCAAACTGTTTGGCAGAAATACTGGGACAACAAACAACTGATTACTTGTGCCAGAACTTGTGGAGTAAATCCTCTTAGCAAGCCTAAAGATCAATTTATAGAAGCGAAGCAGTTATGACAGAAAAATTTTGGTATAATGATCCTAATACAGAATTAGGAAAGTATCAAAGAGAAATAGAAGCAATATCAGCTTCTCCGAGTTTTTGTATCTTACCTTGGATACACTTTGCTACTCGACCAAATGGTGATATGCGTTTATGCTGCAATGCTAACTCTAGCGGAGCAGGTTTTGATCATGAAATAGGCCTGGTTAAAAATGAATCTGGCAAGCCTGCCAATTTTGGCTATGAAACTCCTATGAGTGCGTGGAACAATGATTATATGAAGTCGGTTCGTACAACCATGCTAAAAGGAGAAATACCTGCAAGTTGTCGTAAGTGTTATGAAGAAGAAAAGATTGGGGTTGTAAGTAAACGTATTTGGGAAACAGGAACTTGGTACAGAGATGGAGTTGATGTACCTGAATTAATACGCCAAACAAAAGAAGACGGAACAGTTCCGGAAGAGTTAATTTATTTAGATCTACGCCTAGGACATACTTGTAACATTAGGTGTGTTATGTGTAGTCCGCATGACAGTAGTAAATGGGTTGGCGATCATAAAAAACTTATACCTATCTTACAAGATCCAGAAGTAAAACGACAGATGCAATGGGATCGCAAAGAGTTTAATAACTTCTGGCATGAAAAAGATACCTTCTGGGAAGAAATGTATAGACAGATTCCAAACCTAAAACAAGTATACTTTGCGGGCGGCGAGCCTTTAATGATTAAAGAGCATAAACTTTTTATTGAAGAAATAGTGCGACAAGGATATCAAGACAAGATATTATTACGCTATAATTCAAATGGATTATTAGTGGATGATGAGTTGATTGAATTATGGAGTAAGTTTAAGAAAGTTAAATTTGCTGTAAGTATGGATGCTTGTTATGAGCGTGATGAATACATTCGCCATCCTACCGATTGGGCAACAGTTGAACACACATTACATATGTTGGACAATACTCCGGATAACATACAAACTAGCCTAGCAACTGCTATACAAATCTTTAACGTAAAGCACTTGCCAGACTTTATGAAGTGGAAAGTAGAAAGCGGATTTAAAAAATTAAACATAGGCAACGTCCCAGGCGGTGTACAGATGGGCGGCGGTTTAGTCAATATGCACTTATTATACATTCCTACGTTTTTAAGCATACAGATTCTACCTAAAGAAGATAAGCAAGAAGTTGAAGAACGTTTTATGGACTTTAAAGATTGGCTATGGAAGAACTATAGACAAGATGATGATTATTGGAAAGTTAATCCTTATGGATGGAAGCGTTGGGAGGCAGTTTTAAAACATATGAATGCCGAAGATAATAGTCATTTATTACCGGGCTTTAAAGAATATGTAAACAAACTAGATGCAATTCGAGGATTAAACGCAGCATCAGTATTTCCAGAGTTAGCACATTTATTATGATTAGACAAGTTATAAACTCACAACATCCTAACACACTTCGTATTGAATATATGATAGGTAATACATGTAATCATAAGTGTTGGTATTGTTTCCCAGGTTCAAATGAAGGAGAATATAGATGGAATAATAATTTAGAATTTATAACTAAAAATTTGTTTCATCTACTAGATCATTATAAGAAGTTTGGAAAGGAAAGATTTGAAATTCATATTGTAGGCGGAGAGCCAACTCTTTGGCCCGATTTAGGTAAGTTTGCACAAAGTATAAAGGAGAATTATAACTCTTGGATTAGTATTAGTACGAATGGTTCTCGTACCGTTCGTTGGTGGGAGCAATATGGAAAATACTTCGATCACGTAATGGTAAGCGTACATCATGAATATGCAGACTTAGATCATATTATTAAAGTTATAGATACTGTTTATAAACAAGGTCTTGTTGTTACAGCTATGGTGTTAATGGATCCGTTTGCATGGAATAAATGCATTAATATAATTAAAACATTAAAAACAAGTAAGTATAGATGGTTTATTAGTGCTATGGAAGTTATGCATAGTACTATTCAATATACTCCAGACCAAATAAAATTTATTAGCAAGCCTGTAAAACGGTTTCCTAATCCTATTTGGTTATTTAAGAAACTTAAAAATTTAAAACGTAGTCCAAAGGTTGTATTTGAAGATGGAAAAACAAAAACAGTAAAACGCAACTGGATTGGTTTAAATAAACAAAACCATTTTAAAGGATGGTTATGTAATATTGGCATTGATAATCTTTATATTGACAAGGATGGAAGAATCACCGGAGCCTGTCGGACTGTACTATTTGAAAACTATAACTTATACGACAAAGACTTTACAGAAAAGTTTAATCCTATTATCAGACCTAAAATTTGCGATAAGCAAGAGTGTAACTGTCAGCCTGAACAACTGTTAGATAAGATTAAGGTTGATATTTTGTAAGAGGAATATCCGCAGCACATGTACAATATTCTCTTGTACAAGTTATTGGATAACTAGGTGATTTAAACGTATCTTCATAGATGTTACCTAAACTGCCGCCTACACGACACGTTGCTCGATGCACCTCACCATCCCAATTTACCATTAGGCTTTCTAAACCTGCATAACAAGTCCAACCTTTAAATTTATTAGTCTTATGTTTTATAATATCATTAGCGTGTAAGTACGTTTCGTCGTCTACTAAACAGTTAGGTAGCGCAGTTGAATCGCGATCTAAAATCCATTCTAAGTCTTGCGGAGTATAACGCATATCGTCAAACCAATCATGCTTTTCAGTCCAACGTATTCTGCGTACAACATAACGAATCAATGAACTGTCAAATGCTTTAGCAACGGTTTTAACTTTATCCATGTGATTATGATGCGCCATTAAGTTTACTTGAAACATGATAGGGTCGTAGTTTGCTTCTGTCTCCATAGTAAACTTAGCAATATTTTCATATGCGTGATGCCAGTGCTCATTGTCAAAATGCAAACTAAACACAATATGGTTAACATTTAGTTGTGCATACCATTCTGGTTTACGTAATCCGTTAGTTGTTACATTAATCCATTCAATGTTATTCTTATTGTTAGCATATTCGAGTAAATCTTCAAAGTGAGGATTAACAGTAGGTTCTCCACCCGTTAAACTTAAACGTATAGGCTTTCCTATATCGCAAAGAGTATCTATAACTTTTACAATACTATCCCAATCTAAA